CTTTTAATTGGACTTAACATTGTAGCTTGGTCTTTGGTTGGTTATCATGTTGCTCATGCAGCCGAAACCAAAAAAGCCTGTGTTATGCAGAAGGACCAAAAAACTGGTAAAGAAAAAGAAGTTTGCAAAGAGATTAAAGTGCATAAGAAGTTAGAAGGCACAGCAGTACCAGAAAAGAAATAAATGTCAGATTTTGACGATACCGATATTAAGGTCGATATTGGTGTTTTAAAGACACAAGTATTGACTTTATCTTCTCTTTGTAATAAAATGGATCAGGTCATAGAAAAACTGGTGGATCAACACGACCGTCATATTGCAAAGGTATATACAGATATGGATAATCGCAGACTGGAAACGGAGGCCGATATCAAAGAAATACATCAACGAATAGATACCGTTTTGGACAAAATGGAAAGTTCGAATAAAGAAATTATGGAAGAATTTAAATCTCTCCGTAAAGATATGAGTGAACATAACAAACAAGAGAAAGATGCTCTTGATGCTTTACTCAAATGGAAGTGGATGCTTGCCGGTGGTATTATTGCTATCTCATGGTTGATATCTCACGTTAATCCTGATACAATAAGTAAATTCATTAAATAGTATTACAAATTAACTTAAATATATTATGAGTGTTTTCATTGATAGGACTTTCCTGTTGCGACTTTCGCCAAAATTACAAAGGTTTACCAAGAAGAAGGATGACCTTTATAATTTTAGATGCCCCCTATGTGGTGATTCCCAAAAAAACAAGCTAAAATCCCGTGGTTATGTTTATCGCAAAAAGAATGATTATTTCTTCATGTGTCATAACTGTGGTGCATCGACCACATTCTACAACTTCCTAAAACAAGTAGATGAAAACTTACTAAAAGAGTATGCTCTTGAGCGATACAAAAATGGTGAAACAGGAAATAACAATTATGAGAAACCTAAATTTGAAGAGGCAAAAACACCTAAACCAGTCTTTAAGAAATCGTTGGTTCTTCCATCTATCGACTCTTTACCAGAAGCGCATTTTGCTAAAGTCTATGTTCAATCAAGACGGATTCCAGAGGCCTTTCTATCGCAACTATACTATGCGGAAGATTTTGCAGCCTTCATACAAAGTCTGGGAATTCAAAAAGAGCTCACTAAGGAAGACAAGCGCCTTGTTATTCCGTTCTATGACAAAGAAAAGAATCTCATCGCCATACAGGGGCGAGCGCTAGGAGAGTCAAAGTTAAGATACATAACTCTGAAGTTACATGACGATAACCATAAGTTCTTTGGACTTGATAGGATAGATGAGGAGAAGATGATATATGTGGTGGAAGGTCCTATTGACAGTATGTTTTTAGACAATGCTGTGGCCACCGCAGACAGTAACTTGGAATCAATCACATCTATATACGATAAGTCCAAGATCACATTAATATTTGATAATGAACCTCGTAATAAAGAAATTATTAAAAAAATTGATGATGCGATAGAAAAACATTATAATGTTGTCATTTGGCCAGAGATGGTTGATTCTAAAGACATTAACGATATGATACTCGATGGTTTCTCACCAGATGAAATCCAAGATATTATAAGTAAAAATACATTCGTTAATTTAAGAGCGAAAGCCGAATTTGTGAATTGGAAGAAGGTTTAAATAATGAATGTTAAATTAATATCATACACACAAGGAACAGATGGTAAGAATTTACTAGAGCAAGTAGCATATGCTGCTAGAGTTTCTAATCCATCAAATCAAAATAATAACGACACAGCTGAAAAGTTGGTCCGTTATTTAATAAAGCATCAACATTGGTCACCACTCGAAATGGTGAATGTTTGTTTAGAAATTGAAACTACAAGAGATATAGCAAGACAAATATTACGACATCGTTCCTTTTCATTCCAGGAGTTTTCTCAAAGATATGCAGTAGCCGATTTAGGCTTTGAATTCAAAGAAGCAAGAATTCAAGATGAAAAGAATCGACAGAATAGTATTGAAACGGATAACGTTGGTTTAAAGTTGAATTGGGAAACACAACAAGACTATGTTATAGTAGCAGCAGAGAGAGCTTATCGTTGGGCTATCGAACATGGTATTGCAAAAGAACAGGCACGAGCAGTTTTGCCTGAAGGTATTACAGTTTCGAGGTTGTATATGAATGGAACTATGCGGTCTTGGGTTCACTATATACAGTTACGAAGCGAAAAGGGAACACAAAAAGAACATCGTGAAATCGCTTTGGCTTGTGCTAATGCAATTGAACCGATATTTCCAATGATTAAAGAATTTATAACACAATAATAAGGTAAGGCGAATACATGGAATACCTAGGCATCAGCATAGATTTAGAAAGAGATAAATTATTTGACGAACTTGGAATTAAAAGACTTAAAGAAAGTTACATGAAAGAAGATGAAGAATCACCACAACACAGATTCGCATTCGTATCAAAATCGTTTAGTTCCAATCCGGAACACGCACAGAGATTATACAACTACAGCAGTAAACATTGGTTGTCTTATTCTACTCCCATTCTTTCTTTTGGCCGTTCTAAGCGTGGCATGCCTATATCATGTTTCCTTAACTACATTGAAGATACTGCGGAGGGACTAGTTGATAATCTATCAGAAACTAATTGGCTTTCTATGCTCGGGGGTGGTGTTGGTATTGGCTTTGGTATTCGTTCAGCAGACGATAAATCTACTGGTGTCATGCCTCACCTCAAAATCTATGACGCCAGTTCTTTGGCATACAGGCAAGGTCGCACTCGCAGGGGCAGTTATGCTGCTTACCTCAATATCTCTCATCCAGATATTATCTCTTTCTTAGAGATGCGCAAGCCGACAGGCGATCCCAATGTTCGTTGTTTAAATCTACATCACGGTATTAATATCACCGATGACTTCATGCACATCATTGAAACGTGTATGTTGGATCCTGAAGCAAAAGATGATTGGGAATTAAAAGATCCACATTCAGGTGAAGTAAGAGAAGTTGTATCTGCAAAAGAACTTTGGCAGAAAATTCTAGAGCTTCGCATGATGACAGGTGAACCATATATTCACTATATCGATACAAGCAATCGTGAGATGCCACAATTTCTCAAAGACAAAGGTTTAAAAATTCATCAATCAAATCTTTGCTCTGAAATTATTCTGCCTACAAATGAAGAGCGAACAGCTGTATGTTGTTTATCTTCTTTAAACTTGGAGAACTATGATGAATGGAAGTCTGAACCATTATTTCTTAAAGACGTTGCCGAAATGCTTGATAACGTCCTCAATTACTTCATCGCTAATGCTCCTAATGCTATTGCTCGTGCAAAGTTTAGTGCCGAGCGAGAGCGCTCTATTGGCATCGGTGCTCTTGGGTTCCATGCTTATCTACAGCGCAATGGCATTGCTTTTGAAGGAGTAATGGCCAAAGTTACAAACAACAAAATATTTAAACATATTAGAGAAGGATTAAATAATGCAAATCTTGAATTGGGTACAGAACGTGGCTCTCCTCCTGATTGTGTTGGCACCGGTCTACGGTTCTCTCATGTTATGGCTATTGCCCCAAATGCTTCTAGCTCCATTATTATGGGCAACACCAGTCCTTCTGTTGAGCCATATCGTGCTAATGCTTACAGACAAGACACCTTATCAGGATCATATCTAAACAAGAATCGTTGGTTAAATGAATTGATTATTAAACTATCGCAGGATAAACCAGAAAATTGGTATAATGATGTTTGGTCGTCTATTATTGCTAATGATGGTTCTGTTCAACATTTAGAATGGATGTCTGACCACGATAAAGATGTATTCAAAACATCCATGGAAATTGACCAGAGATGGGTAATTGAATTGGCTTCTGATAGACAACAATATATCGACCAAGCACAGTCACTTAATTTGTTTTTTAGACCAGATGTTAATTTGAAGTATCTCCATGCTTGTCATTTTCTTGCATGGAAAAAAGGATTGAAAACTTTATACTATTGTCGTTCTGAGAAAATTGGTAAGGCGGACAAAGTTGCCAAAAAGATTGAAAGAGAAGTGATTAAAGAATTAGATATGAGCGCTATTGCTCAAGGCAACGAATGTTTAGCTTGCGAAGGTTAATTTTAAAGGAAAACAATAATGACAAAAAAAGTAGAATCGAATCTATCGGAAGAGCGCAACTATTTCAAACCTTTCAACTATCCTTGGGCTTATGAAGCTTGGTTGAAACATGAGCAATCCCATTGGTTACACACCGAAGTTCCTATGTCCGAAGATGTGAAAGATTGGAAGAAAAAATTAACTAAAGAAGAAAAAACATTTCTAACACAAATCTTCCGTTTCTTTACACAAGGTGATATTGATGTGGCTGGTGGTTATGTTAAGAACTATCTGCCATATTTTCCACAACCTGAAGTTCGTATGATGCTAACAGGATTCGCTGCCAGAGAGGCGTTACACATTGCAGCCTACTCACACCTGATTGAAACACTAGGTCTACCTGAAACCACTTACAATGAGTTCCTAGAGTATGAGGCGATGAGAGAGAAACATGATTATGTTATGGACATCTCTAGTAAGAATACCACCAGAGAGAATACCGCCACACATATTGCCGTGTTCTCAGCCTTTACCGAAGGTATGCAATTATTCAGTTCATTCATTATGTTATTGAATTTTGCTCGTCATGGTAAAATGAAAGGTATGGGACAGATTATTACATGGTCAATTGTTGATGAAACACAACACGCAGAGTCCATGATTAAATTGTTCAGAACATACATAGAAGAAAATCGTGAGATTTGGAATGATGATCTCAAAGGTAAAATCTACACGATTGCTGAAAGAATGGTTCAACTAGAAGATAAATTTATTGACCTTGCATTTGGTGTAAATCAAATGGAAGGACTATCTTCTGAAGATGTTAAGAAGTATATTCGTTATATTGCAGACCGCCGCCTAATTTCTTTAGGACTTAAAGGTGTGTTTAAAGTGAAAAAGAATCCTCTACCATGGGTAGAAGAAATGATTAACGCACCAACACACACTAATTTCTTTGAAAATCGTGCTACTGATTATGCAAAAGGAGCTTTATCAGGAAATTGGGGCGATGTGTGGGCTCATTAAGGAATTTAAATGACAAATAAATCATTATCAGGTGAATGCCTGAGTTGTGAATCAACATATTCAGTATCATATATGGAAGAAATGGTCTCACAAGAATTACCAGAACATTGTCCGTTTTGTGGTGAACAAATCGAAGAATTATCCGAGGACTATATAGAGGATGATGACGATGATTTGGATACTAAGGAATGGGACTAAACTGGCAATATGATGGTAAAGATTTTACGGAAGACTTGATTGGTGATAATTACGGGTTCGTATATCAGATAACCAATCTAACGAATGGGAAAAAATACATAGGCAAGAAATTCTTTTATTCTGCCAAAACCAAACAAGTCAAAGGTAAAAAAAAACGGTATAAAGCCAGTTCAGATTGGCAAACTTACTATGGAAGTAGTGACATCTTAAAGCAAGATGTGTTACAATTAGGACATGAAAAATTTGTCCGTGAAATTTTACACCTCTGCCACTCTAAAGGAATGTGTTCTTATTTGGAAGCAAAAGAACAATTCACCAGAAGTGTGTTAGAAGGTGACGAATATTATAACACATGGATAATGGTAAGAGTTAGAAAAGCCCATATTAAGGAAAAAAATGCTAGATTACCTACAACCACTAAAAGAGAGAAAACTTGACTTCTTCACATTCTTAGCTGGAGATGAAGAAGGACAAATCGATATTATGAGTTCTGAATATGCAACTCCAGGAGAAAGAGTAGGCGGTAATTCTCTTGGTGATATGTATCACATTGTACTATTCCGTGATAGTGAAGAAAATCCAGAGGAGTATGACAATGTTGATGATTTCGAGGCTATTCTTGCCTGTCCTTTAGAGTATGCTTCTGGACTAATACCAGGTGGTTTTTATGGTATTATTGCCAGAAAGACTACCACATCACAAAAATTAGTTAACAAACTTCTTGCCTTAATGAAAAAAAAGTGATATAATATAATTTTGAAACTGTGAAAGTTTGTTATGATTCTCGTTGATTTAAATCAAGTATTGTTGGCCGGCCTCATGGCTCAGATTGCCAACCACAAAGGTAAATTAGATGAAAACCTAATTCGCCATATGGTGTTAAACATCATTCGTAATCACATAAAGAATTTTAGAAATGAGTATGGTGAATTTGTTCTATGTTGTGATAATCGTAAGTATTGGCGTAAAGAATATTTCCCGTTTTACAAAGCCTCTCGTAAAAAGAATCGTGAGAAATCGGATTTAGATTGGCACATGATTTTTGATATTCTTGCCAAACTAAAGCAAGAACTCAAAGAAAACTTTCCATATAAAGTAATTGATGTGGAAGGTGCCGAAGCTGATGATATTATTGGCACACTGGTACCGATTTACTCAGCCCACGAAAAGATTTTGATATTATCAAGTGATGGTGATTTTCTTCAATTGCAAGCTTATGGTGCAAACGTCAAACAATATAATCCGTCACAAAAGAAATTTGTAAAGTCTGAAAATCCCAAATTAGAACTTAAAGAAAAGATTATTCGTGGTGATAAAGGTGATGGTATTCCAAATATGTTTTCACCATCTGATTGCTTTGTCCGTGATTTACGCCAGAAACCAATTACACAAAAAACATTAGATAAGTATTTGAATGAAGATGTCAAAAACTTTTCATATGATGAAACCGTTAATTTTGGTAGAAACCAGACATTAATTGATTTGACCTTTATTCCACAAGACATCAAAGAAAAAATTATAAATACCTATGAGGAAACAAAACCTGCTAAAGGTAAGTTACTTAATTATTTTATTGAACACAAACTTAAAAATCTAATGGAAGTAATAGAGGAATTCTGATGAAAAACTTATATGAAGTATTTGATGAATTTGAAATGGCTTCAACCAAAAAAGAAAAATTAGCAGTAATTGAGAAGAATCTGTCAAAGACATTGGTACAGGTATTTGAACTGGCTTATCATCCAAACTATCAATGGTTGATAACAGAAATGCCAGTAGAATATAAAATTCCAGATACTTTACCTGGAATCTCAAGGTGTCAGTTATCCACAGAAATTCGCAAATTGTATTTGTTTAGAAAAGGTGATTCTACCGCTGAAAAATTGACGGCTCAAAAGAGAAAGCAATTGTTATTGCAATTAATTGAATCTCTCGAACCCCGTGAAGCTGAAGTCGTTATTGGTATATTAAGTAAAGATTTAGGTGTTAAAGGTTTAAATTACAAATTTATTAAAGAAGCTTTCCCACAACTTTTACCATAATGCACTCGCAAGACAGAATTATAGTAGTATCAGGAAAATTTGACCCATTAACAAATCACGAATTAAGTTTCTTACAGAAATGTAGGAGAAAAGGTGATTGGTTGGCTGTCGGCATACATTCTGATTGGTATCTTGCTTGGTGTGACGGTGGGTTTGTTCAGAACTATGAATCTCGTAGGAATATCATAAAAGGTTTAAAAATAGTTGATGAGGTCTTTTCATTCAACGATTCCGATGGCACCGTCTGCCAATTACTCAAAATAATAAAATCTTGTTATCCTGGTGCAAATATAACCTATATTTCAGAGGATAATATGTTTAATATGCCTGAAACAAAAATAAAAGGCATCAATTTTGAAACTATAAAATAGGAGAACCAAGTGACAAAATTTGTAGGTAAATTTCGTAAAAATAAAGACTATAACGATGACTACAATTACGCCAAAACAGTATTACACAGTAAAAGACGTAGAGGCGAACATCCAGAAGTAAAAAAACAAATGAAACATTGGCAAACTGAAGATTACGAAGAATTAGAAATTTCACATAGTAAGAATTCTTAAAAATACCACTACTTTTTGTTTTTTTTAGTATAAGTAAGTATGCTGCCGTTTCAAGTAAAAGGTATTGGTATTAATGTTGTTTTGAAACAACATATCTATTGACTTTCCTTTATTTCCGTAGTATAATGGTTCTTCTACACTGGAGAATTGTTATGATGATTTATGGATATATTCCAAAAAGCAAAAAACGGAAAATTTCAAAAACAAAAAAACTTCAACACGAAGAATGGTTACTATCCATTAATTCGATGTCTACCAATTTCAGTAAAACAAAATCCAAGAATATTTCGACAGGTGTTCCTTTACCTAAGATTCCGGCAGGTCGTGAAACTCCCCACTTTGCGTCCTTAGATACTGGTTTTATCGCTTTGACAAAACCTGTTCCAAATTCATACACCGGCAACAAAATGAAAGGCATTGCTACAATGCACAAATCAAATGCTGTGCCGGTTTTCACGGATACTGAAGCAAAAGAAATTTCCAGCATGCGGAGATAGTAAAAATGAATCCAAAAGGATGGAATGATGAAGATTGGGACGATTATGAGGAATACTTGCAAAATTTGTCTGCCAAAGAGCTTGAAATTGAGTTAAAATTGCTTCATTCGCTCGGTAAAGCGAAAAAAGAAGGCAAAAATATTGTTCCTAATGAAACTTTTTATAAAATGTGAGGTGAGTATGTTACAACAATGGGAAGAAACGCAAATATATAGAGGAATTGACGAAATTATGCATAATTTGCGTCATATACCAGCTGATGATGTTGCTTATTTCTTGGTAAAGTTCAATCCGAATCTTGCCGAAGAGCTTGCAACTGCAATTGAGCAGCGAATTTTTGATAAAAACGAAGGAAAAAGGCATGAATGAGAGTCCTGAAAATATTTGGTTGTCGGCAATCGCAGATGACGATGAAATTCCTGCGTGGAAACGCTTGGATATCGTAACTCGCAAGTGGGCTGTTTTATCTGGAATGGAAAAAGACTTAAATGACTACCAAAAACGCAAAGAATTTTACCAATAAAACATATTTGACCAAAATCGTTGATGTAAACGATGGTACGGGTGATGGTATTCTAATTCTTCCTGAAGAAATCGTAAAATACAATCATTGGAAAGAAGGTCAAGCAATTGAAATGGAATATAGAGAAGGAAAACTCTACCTAAAAGCCTTATCGGATCATAGCGTTGTATAAAAACAACAGCATGAAAGTTGCCGCTTGACGGTAGATGATTTTTATGAGATAATACTATTATTAACTCGGAGAATCTATGGAACTAATTCAATCTAAATCGTTACTTGCCAAACTAATGGCAAATGAAAATCTGACAATCGAACAGCGCAATACAAACACGGCTGCATTTGATGTAAAAAACCGTGTGTTGACTGTACCTATTCTTGACAAGAATATCTCTGGTTATCTCTATGACCTTTTTCTAGGTCATGAAGTAGGCCACGCACTATACACTCCCCTAGACGGCATGATGAAAGCACACAAAGAAAAAATACCAATGGGTATTATGAATGTGCTAGAAGATTCTCGTATCGAAAGAAAAATCAAAAACAAATATCCCGGTATTCGTTCCTCTTTTGTCCGTGGCTATCGTGAATTAATTGAAAAAGATTTCTTTGGTACAAATGGTACGGATCTCAATGATATGAATTTTATTGACCGTGTTAACCTTTATACAAAAGGTGGTGCTACACAAGGCATTCGTTTTACTGATGTTGAGAAGTCGTTAATTCATCGCATTGAAAATACCGAAACATATGATGATGTGATTACATTAGCTTATGATGTTATGGCTTATATGAAAGAAGAATCCGAAGAGCGTAAAGCAAATGCACCAGAAGAATTAGAAGAAGATCCTGATGGTGAATTTGAATCTGAAGGTTATGAAGATTCTGATGACTATGACTACGGAGATGAGGATGATACCATCGAAAAATATGGCCAGCCAAAGTCTGAAGCCGATGAATCAATGAATGAAATTGAAGATGAATACAAACAACAAAGAATTGGCCATGATGGCGGAGATACCACTGGTCAAGAATTCGATTCTTTGACTGATAAATCATATCGTCAAAACGAAAGTAAATTATTTGAATTGAGCAATAAACATTATTACTATGGTAACATCAATGATATTGATTTGAAACGAGCTGTTATTCCATATAAACAGTTATGGACAGAATACAAAAATGATATGAGTAAATATGATATCGGTTATTCCGGTATCGACACAACTGCTTTTATGAAAATCCGTAATGATGCCAAGAAAGTTGTTGGTTATTTGGCCAAAGAATTTGAATTGCGTAAAAATGCTGACCAGCAGAAACGTGCATCGATTTCCAAAACTGGTGAATTGAACATGAACAAAGTTTATGCGTATAAATTTACCGAAGATATTTTTAAACGTATGACAGTTTTGCCTGAAGGTAAATCACATGGTCTCATTATGTTCCTTGATTGGTCTGGTTCTATGTCTGACCACATGAAGAACACATTCAAACAATTAATCAATCTGGTAATGTTCTGTAAGAAAGTAAATATTCCCTATGAGGTATATGCTTTCACATCCGAACATAGTGATAAGTATAGTGTTGATTTTAAAGTGGGTGATTTAGACTTACATGGTTTTAAATTAATGAATTTGTTATCGAGCAAAATGTCGGCTTCTGAGTTTACTTACGCCTGTTCCGCTTTAGTACATTGTTCTGAACCTCGTGCCGTTCGGCCGCACTGGATGCATCTTGGTGGCACACCACTATATGAATCCGTGATTGCTGCTATGAAGATTATACCTGAATTTCAGAAAAACTATAAATTGCAAATCGTCAACACAGTATTTCTAACCGATGGCGAAGGCAATCCAGTAAGAAGTGTATATTTTACAAACGACAAAGGTTTGCGTGCATCTGGTTACAATAATCCAGATTTAGATTTAGGTGGCGCATATGGTAAAGAGAAGGTCTTTGTGATTCGTGATCCAATTACTAAAAACGAAGAAAAGATTTATCAACCATATGGTCCAGAATTAATGAGTGCCTACATTAAATTATTAAAAGCAAGAACACAATGTAACGTGATTGGTTTCTATGTATTATCTGGCCGTGAGTTTGGTCGTGTGGCTCACACATTCTACCCTAGAGTTAGTGACCATATGAAACTAAAAGCTGAGTTTCGTAAAGAGAAATATAAAATTGTTACCAATGCTGGTTTTGATGAATATTATTTGCTTCGTTCAGAAGGACTAGATACTGATGATGATACTGAATTTCATGTCAGAGAAAATGCCACCACTCGTGGTCTAGTATCGGCATTTAGTAAGTATGCTGGTAATCGATTGTCAAATCGTGTTGTATTAAATCGATTCATCGGACTGATTGCATGATTCAAATAAAAGAGATTGCATCGTTTTCCGGTGAAGAAGGTAATCTAAAAGCTACCGTCTATCACGATCAGAAATATGAAAAGCCTTATGTCGTAAAGTATAATATCTGTGATGAATATAATGCAGAATTATATTATGACAATGAGAATGATGCAATCGAATCAGCAAAGCAATTTACATTATAAGGATAAAAATGGAATTATCTAAATTTATGAATGGCGATAAGAAAGCCATTGTAGAAAGGTCTGAGTATAATTACACTATTGTTTATTATCTAAACGAAAAGATAATTAAAAAAGAAGTAACAGCTGATTATCAGAAAGCAGAAGATATGGCAGAAGATTATGTTTTGGCTGAAGAAAAAAAAGGACCAAGCTTTTTAGTGGAGAAATGGAACGATGTCTAATATGATTGCTGAAGATGATTTTAATCCTAAGAAAATTGCCGATGAGATGATCAAACGATGCCTCAATGCAAAAGAGTGGCACATAAAGTGTTATGTGCAAGAAGAATGGTTTATTAATGGTGTTGTACCATTTACAATCAATATGAAAGATGGTTTATATACTTGTAAAGTAATTGCTCCGACCAGAGAGTCAGCACTTAAAAAAGTAGAAGAATATATGCCTGTGATTAAATTTGTAGAAGATGATGGAAAATAAAACAAAAGAAACATTAATTATATTACAAGAAGAATGTGCAGAAGTAATCCAAGCAACCTCTAAGATATTTCGATTCGGTTTTGAATCGTGTTATCCCACAGAAGATTCGGCAACAACCAAAGAATGCCTGACTATGGAGTTAGGTCAACTATTGTGTATGATTGGTTTATTGGTTGAACAAAAGGTAATCAATGAACATGATATGTTGACTGCCATGGAAGCCAAGAAAATAAAACTAGAAAAATGGTCGAGTATATTTAAAGATGCATCCTGACGAACTACTGAAATTTCTAAAACACCTTTTGGTTTGGACACCACAAGGTAGCTATACACGAAATCAAATACAAAATATGATTAATCAGCTGAAGGCACAGAGGCAATAAACATATATAGAGGTATGCTAGAATACCTCAAACTTTGCCTCTTTATTGTTGCCATAACAATGGCATATGCTTTTGTACAGCATGATGATTACCATAAAAAGTTTGACAAACCTATTGCTATCGAGTATAATTGTAGTATGTTAAATTATGAAACACCAAAAGACGTAGTTGATTTATGTAACGATACCAAGAGGAGATTTGTAATTGTTAAGACCTATTAAAAATAATGTAATTATTGAGTTGATTGAAAAAGAAAAGATTACCGGTTCTGGCATTCTTCTTTCATCTGCCGATCCAGTAGAAGCCAATAAAGGTAAAGTAGTATCATTAGGACCTGATGTAGAAATGGTCAAAGAAGGTGATATGATATTACCTAATTGGAATGCCGCACGCAAAACCAAATACGATGGTATAGACTACTATATCGTTTCTGAGGACGAAATCGTTTTAATCTTTGGAGAATAATATGCCTTTTGATATTACAAATGAAGAATACTTGGCTGTGTTAGAAACCGAGAAAGAAACTCTACTACGACACTACTACAAGCCACACCACGAAGGTACAGGACATTTCAATACGGCCGCTTCTGTATTACAACACCGTATTGATGAGATTAAAAAAGAAATGGGACAATCGTTACAATAGGAGATAGGCATGACCACATTTACCAGCGAAGATAGAGATAATGCAAGTAAATACACAGACGAAGCACCGTATCATCCTGGTTACGAAGGCGTCATACCTG